CCAGGGGTGACCCTTTTAGGGTCTTTTAAGCGCACAAAAGTGCGCCGAGGCTGTCAGAAATTCGACAGCCAATGGTGGCCCTCTCGGGTCCGTCGTAATTGACATAGTCCCAACAAGAACTGTGTCTCTTACAATATTCGGTCTTCGAACTCTCTAACCGGAGAGTAAGATGGCCGTCCCGAATGCTACCATGCAATAGGAGTAGGAGCAAGCCAGCTGGGTTATAACTCCAACCTGGTATGGCGCGTTTTAGACGCCGCACAGCTCGTTCGTCCGACTGGTCAGTTGGCATGCGAAGTACGTTAGGCTTTCGCTTAGCTGCAACGTAGTTATAACTTTGAAACCTACGATTGCGGGCTATGAGATGTCTAACATACGACAAGGGAACCTTGAACCCAGCCTCATCATCCTCGTGAAGAGGAACGAAGAGGACCCGCGTCGCCTGTTCCATTAGGTAACGTAGGCAATGGTCTAAAGTAACCCCATGTCGTGCACTCCAAAAGACAAGCCTGTTGAATGCAGAGTAACAGTCCTGGTCATCGAGAAGCTTCTTAAGATAGACCCCTCTGATGTTGTGACCTTGATAATAATCATGGCCACAGGACTCACGAAAATATCCTTCATTGAAGGATTTATCGTAGTTTACGCTAAATCCGGTAAATGATAGCATCCTAACAACGAGGTTATAAGCCTCTTTGCGAACGATGATGTCATCACCAAACACGGAGAAATTCCCGTTAGCGTCGCCACGAGGATACTCAATCTTTAAATCGAGCGCTCGATAAGCACCTACGACCAAGGACGTAAAAAAGATCGTCTGCAATGGGAAAGTAAAAGCATTCCCCATCGAAGAGATCATATGCAAGTCTAAAACACGGCGATCTGGTAAGATCGTTTTCTTGCAACGCGTGAGTTCCAGCCACCTGACAATGTGGTCTGGAAACCACTGCTTTACAAGTGTCGTAGACATAGAATCACTAGCTGATGATAGGTCGATAGTTCCAAACCTACCGTCCAGTGATCCAATCCGACATAAGGCACGGTTTTTTGAAGGCTGAGTACTAAGGTCTATACCAACGACCTCACGTAATCTCGACTCCAAGACCGACCCTATACCTTTCTGAAAGAACATATTCAGAATGGGTTCGGTGCATATTGTCCTTGAAATCGTGTTAGATTTCGGAACAAATGCGAGTTTACTGCCTTGTACCTCGGAAGTAGGATAGTTCTTAGATCGAAATTGCTCTTGCTCGATCCAGAGCATCCGACCATCCAAGGAATGCCTGAATAAAACAGGCAACGCCGGGTCGGTGTAAGTAAGGGAACTAATTGCAAGCTTTCCGTAAGGATCGCCACTTTTAGCTCCAATATTTGCACCGCGCCCAAATGCCATTCCTCGCTCAATTTTAGCAAGAGTAAGGAGCGGCAACCCGTGTGGGTGGCAGAATCTATCGATGAAGCTTTTAGCTTCCCCGATAGCCGTCCACAAGAGCTCATCAGCGGTTGAAACATCCTCGTGATACGAAGCACAAGAAGCGTTCACTGTTTCGAACTTTTCGAGTGCAGCCGCATCACAATCAGGAAGTCGCTTATTATTATGAAACTTCTTTAATAAGCTATTCCGGAGGGACTGAAAGGCTACTTGCCTGACAGTTATCCCGGGGTAAGGTTCGACTGAACCGTCCCAACCATTGCTG